AGGAATACAAATTCGTTTCCAAAGTCCTAACCGGTCGCGAACAAGCTGATCGGTATTTTATTGCCATTTTTGAGCAGGATAGCAAAGACGAAGCCTTTGCGCCAGAGACTTGGGAGAAGTCCAATCCGCTACTGGCTAATGCTGAAAGAGCGAAGACAATGCGACCTAGCTTGCAAGCGGACGTGGACCTGTCAGCCAAGCAAGGAACATTGCGACCGATCCTCGTCAAGAACTTCAACATGTGGCAATCAGCTAGAGCAGACAGCTACATCAGTCTGGACGACTGGGAGAAAGCTACTATCGAGCCGCCAGACACCAAAGGAAAAGACGTGTATATCGGGCTGGACCTTTCCAAGTCTAGCGACCTTACCAGCATCTCATGGCTAGTTCCAGAAGATGGCTACCTGTATGCTGACAGCCATTCATTCGTGGGGACGAAGTACGGACTGGAAGAGAAAATCAAACGTGACGGGTTCGATTACATCAGTGGCGCCAGTCGCGGCGAGTGTAGCATTACCAAACTCGACAGCGGCATGATCGACTATGACGAGGTGCTACGCTTCATTCTCGACATGATCGAGCGGAACCACTGGAGTGTGCGCGCCATCTGTTACGATCCGTGGTCGTTCGGCTACCTACTGCCAGAATTTGAGAAACGAGACTTACCAATGGTTGAGGTACGCCAAGGCCAGCGCACGCTGTCAATACCGACTGTGCGGTTCCGTGATGATCTCTTTAACGGCCTACTCAAGCATGCCGACAACCAACTACTAGCCTATGCGGTGAACAACGCCATTCTAAAGTATGACGCCAACAACAACCCGATCATCGACAAGGCGCACAATGCGACACGGATCGATCCCATAGCGGCTTTGATGAATGCTTACACCATTGCCATGGACCAAAACAAAGAAAGCGAGGTAGCGGACAATGACTTTTATTCGGGCGATGACTTCAGCTTTTAACGCACAGACCGTGCTATTACTGCTAGGCATGATCTGTATCGTCACTGGTATCTGGTGGCTGTTCGGGTGTGGCGTTGGCATGGTAGCAATCGGCGCAGCCCTGATCTCCATCGCAGTCATCATCAACTTCAACAAAGGGAGGTGAAACAATGAGCTTTTTCACGAATGACACAACACAACCCCGCGATGACAACAGCGAACCGTTCCTAGATGCCCTTGTCAGCATGACGAGCAACGACAGCGGCGTTTATGTGGGCGTTCATGCTTTGCGAAACTCTGACGTATTTACGGCGGTGCGCGTGATTGCCAGCGACCTCGCGACTAACCCGATTGAATACAATGACAAGCGTATCAGTGGGTTACTCAACAAGGCCCCTAACGATCACATGACAGCATGGTCGTTCAAGTTTGCCCTAGTGGCCAACATGCTACTGAATGGTAATAGCTTCGCACGCGTTACTAAGAACCCAAGCGGACAAGTCACCGGCTTCGAGTTTGTTCCAAACAGCCAAATGGTGGTCAAGCAAGACGATACGACCGGCATTATCAGCTACACGTATACGCCCCAGAATGGCCGCTCACAGCGTTTAAGCGCCAGCGAGGTATTGCACTTCAAGTGCTTCACACAAGACGGATACAAGGGACTATCGCCTCTTTACAGCTTGCATGATGAAGTTCGGGTGCAACATGCGGGACACAAGCTACTCAAAGGCTTCTTCGATACCGGTGTCCAAGGGACTGGCCTACTCAAGGTGAACAAGTCCCAGCTCGATGCCAAGGCCAAGGAGAATATCCGATCAAAGTTTGAGGCTGCTAACAGCGGTGACAATGCCCTCAAGACAATCATTCTCGACAATGATATGGACTATAAGCAACTCGAAGTTAATACTGACGTGCTTAATCTAGTCAATTCTAGCGATTGGACAACTAAACAGATTGCTAAAGCGTTCGGGTTACCATTGGATCGGCTGGGTATCGAAAGCGAGCACTCTAATGCCGTACAGTCGAATTTGGTTTATCTGCAAAACACACTGATTCAGTATTTTACCTGCTTCACAAGTGAGATGGATGCTAAACTTTCGACTGGCGATAATCGATTCAGCTTCAACACTGACAAGCTGTTCAGTGCAGACCCAGCAACGATGCAAGAACTAGCAGTTAAGGGGCTGCAAGGCGGTGTTCTGACCACTAATGAAGCACGAGCAAGATTAAACCTGTCACCAATTACCGGTGGTGATGAGATCATGGCCAGCCTGAACTATACGCCGCTAAGCAACCTTGTCACTTATCAAGATAAACAGAAAGGAAGTGCGTCAAATGAACAATGATGACGTAGAAAAGCGCCTGAATCCTGACGCTGATCTAACTGCCGCTGATCCTACCACAGCAGACGACAGTCAAGACCAAGACAATCCAGACACACAGCAACAGGACGACACCACTAGCGGGCCAAAGAAACTAAGTGGTTATGCAGTAGTTTTCAATAGCCCAAGTAAGGATCTCGGTGGTTTTAAAGAAGTCGTTGATCCGCACGCATTCGACAATGTGGATCTATCAGACGTCTATATGGTTTCAAACCATGATTTTAGCCAAGTCTTAGCCAGTACTAAGGCTGGCACCTTGAGTCTAAATGTCGATGATAAAGGCTTGCAGTTTGAAGCAACCTTACCCGATACGACCACAGCCAATGATGCTTATAACAACGTCCAAGCTGGTAATCTGTCAGCCATGAGTTTTACTTTCAATGCTGCGCCAGACGGTGACACGTTCACTAAGGACGACAGTGGGCAAGTGATCCGCACCATCAAGCAAGTAAAGAGCTTGTTTGACGTCTCACTGGTAGCTATTCCAGCGTATGACGATACCAACGTCCAAGTGGACAAACGCAGCTACACTGAGTGGCTGAAAACTAATACTGAACAATCAGAAAAAGGAGATAAAACCATGACTGAAAAAACAATTATCGACAACAAAGAACATACCGAGTCCCGCGCGTATGAAGATTACATCCGCAGCATGGGTGAGCAACGAGACGGTTTAACGACAACCACTGCTGGTGCAGTCGTTCCTAAAGAAGTCATCGAAGACGTCTGGAATCTAAAGGAATCCGATTATGATCTGGCTAAATACGTCACTGTGAAGCAAGTAGGTACCCCAGTCGGCACCTATCCGATCGCCCTTACCAACAATGGCGTTTTAGCCACCAAGGCAGAACTTGCAGACGTGCCAGAGATCGATGCAACCCTATTCCGTGGTGTTGACTATAAGGTTGCTACCCGTGCTGGCAAGATCTATCTGTCTAATGAACTGGTAGAAGACAGTGAAGTTGATATTGTTGCCGAGGTTAAGAATCAACTCAAGAAGCTGGTACAAAACACGGACAATAGCAACATTATCAGCGTTCTGACTGGCAAGACGGGCACCAACGATAACTTCAAGCACATCACGGGTACTGGTCTCGATGACATCAAGCAAACCTTCAATATTGAGTTAGATCCAGCACTGTCTCTGTCCGTCATCGTCAATCAGGACGCATTTAACTACCTTGATACCCTGAAAGACAGCGAAGGCCGGTACTTGTTACAACCTTCAATCACGGCACCATCAGGCAAGCAACTGTTTGGTGCCCCAGTGATCGTCATTTCTAATAAGGTGCTTCCGACTGATAAGGCTGGCACCTATCGGATCATCATTGGTGACTTTGCTCAAGCAATCTTCTTAGCCCAAAAGAACGAAGTCAACACTCAATGGGAACGGTTCGATAGCTATTCTCAGGGACTGGCCGTGGTCATCCGCAACGACTATGAAGTGGTTGATCCAGACGCTGCTCGAATTGTTGACATCACACCGGTAGCAGCCACGCCAAAAGCATAATTTAGTGGGGGGTGTGCCTTAGGGTACGCCCCTATTTTTATAAGGAGATGAGCACATGACTGTAACTACTAATGACATTAAAAATAGCCTGCGTGTGCAAACTAATACTGATGATAGTTTGATCAGCAACTACCTGACAGCGGCGCAAGACTATGTTCACAATGCCGTTGACAGCACAGCGGCAATTGATGAGTTACAAGCGTACTCGCAGTTTGATATTGCCGTGGCCATGTTGACCGAATTCTGGTATCAGAATCGTGGAGCAGTTACCACAGCAAGCCAAGAGCCACCTTATTCAGTGGTTAGCATGATCCAGCAGTTAAGAGGACTGTTTACGGAAAACGTATAGTATCAATAGC